CTCAGCACACCGTAGCTCTTGCAGATGATCTGCTTGAAGAGCTTTGCAAGCTCCAGCTGGCTCTGGGCGGCAGTGATACGGTTGATCATCTGCACAAGGCCGCCCTCGGTGGTCAGCTCCATCTCCATGATCTCGGCACGGGTCAGATTGAAGTAATAGTCTTCTGTTCGCTCCGTACCGCCAAAGTCCACGGTGGTCATCGTCTTTTTCAGCATTTTTCTTCTCCTTTATCGTGTTCATTGATGCCTGGCTTCTTATACCTGGCCCTCGCTGTCGGTGATCAGCTTGATCAGCTCGTCAGGGGAGGGCAGGGTTGCCTCGGCAGCATCGGTGCCCCAGAGCTTGTCCTGAATGGCCTTCACGGTGGTAGCCTTCAGCTTGGAGCAGTCGATCTCCATGTGGCTGGTGGGGCGGTGGCCGGTCACGCTCACGGGGGAGGTGGTGCACTCCCAGCTGAAGGTGATGGCATCGGGGTTGTCGTTGATGGTGGCATAGCTCTTCTCGCTGGGGGAAGCGGTGCTGTTCCACGCAATGTGGATCTTCTGGCCCACCTCGTCGTCAACGTCGTTGCCCACGGTGGTCACCCAGCTGAAACCAAAGCCCTGACGCTTCTGCTGGCCGATGGAAACACCCGTTGCAACCTGTGCGGAACCGTCGCAGGGCTCCCACTCGGTGGGGTAGGTGTAGGCTTCGATGGTGTAGCCGTACTCCTCGGCAGAGCGCAGAGAAGCATACTTGATGTCGTCAGCGTAGAGCTTGGTCTCCTCAGCGCCGGAGGGGCTCTCGGTCACGGCGGTCAGGCCATTCCAGGCCACGCCCTTGTCGTAAGCGCCGGTGTTGTTCATGGGATACAGGACACCCAGCTTGGTGCCCATCTCGTAAAACTTTTCGCCGACCGCGTCCCAAATTAATCTGGACATATAGTTCCTCCTTAGATGTAGATCGTAAAAACGGTGTGGTATAATCCGTCCGAAACAAAAGAGCGGTCGTAGGTGCATTTTGGCAACACACTTACGGCCGCTTTGATCTTGCTGTCAGGGTCTTTGTCCATCACGGTCACCGTGTAGAACGGATGCTGGATGTACACCCTGTTGTTTGCATGGTTGTTCCGGATCCTGGTTTCGCTGTACACGATGCAGGGATATTGGAGCTGGAATCCCGCTTTCGGCTGAAAATAGAGGTGGATCGACTTTCCGTTCTCCTTCAGCACTTCGCGCAGGAGCGTGTCAACCTTCAGCCGTGCTTCCATTCCAGAGCCCTCCCAAGGTCAGGATCAGGCGCGGGTATTGTACCTTCACGCCGGTCACCTGCCATTTCTGTCCCATAAACACCGCATACCGGAGATCGTAGAGATGGGCGTTTGCAAACGGGTCCGCCAGAACGCTCAACTGGTTTCCAACCGTGATGTCGGGGTTCACCTTGTCCCCCACCTGCATCTGCCGTCCAAACTCCAGCACGTCCCCGTAATAGGTGCGTTCCGTCATCTTCTCGGTAAATACGCTGGGGGCGGTCTCCTCCACCTCATCTGCAAATCCCAGCTTCCCGCAGTATCTCATCTCTTCTCACTCCATTTTGATTTGTTGTGGCTAACCTCGAAACCTGAAAAGATCAGGCCTCGTCCGCAGCCATGGTGCAGGTGGTGGCGGTGGTGCCGTCGGTCACGACCACACCGGCAGCCATCAGGGCCACAGGCAGGTAGGTCTTGTCGGCAGCCATCACGATCAGACGGCCCAGCTTAAAGGCCTCCTCCACGTCAGCCTTCTTGGCCTGAACCTTGTGGGCCTCGTCCTCGTACAGCTTCTTGTCGGTGTGCAGGTAGGCAATGTAGTTTGCCACGTGCAGGTCATAACCGGTCTCGTAGATGGTATTCAGCATAGTTCTATCCTTTCTCTTTAAGCAGCCCACTCAACAGCCATGGCGCTGAACGGGGTGGTCAGAGCACCGGAGCAGCGGGTTTCGATCAGGTACTTCTGGGCGTTGAAGTCGATGTCGAAGTCATCGAACATGGAAACAGCGCCACCCTTGTCTGCGCCCACGGTGTAGTCGGCCAGGTTCACGATCAGGCAGACCAGGTCACCGCCCTTGGCACCCTTGCGGCCCTCCATCTCGGGAATGGTCACAATGTTCTTCACACGCAGCTTGCGGGCCAGAGCAGCCTCGTCAGCGTACAGCGGGTGGCCGATGCCGTCCTCCAGCAGGAGCATCTCGGTCAGAGCGTCCTCGGTGGTGAACAGGGTGGGGGTGCCGGAGCCGCGGTACTCCTTGCGGCTGCGCAGGATCTGCTTGATCAGGGCCTTGTACTTGTCCTCCACGGTGGTCAGGCCGGTGGTCTTGCACTGGACCTTGATGGTAAACAGGTCGCTGTCGTTGAACACAGGACGGATGCAGTTCTCATCGATCTTGTCCTCAGAGGCAGCCAGACGGCCGTCACCCAGCAGGTAAGCCAGAGCCAGCTCACGGTTCAGCTTCAGGCGCATCTCCTGCTTCAGCCATGCCACAACGTCAAAGCTGGTAATGTCGATCACATCGTCGCGGTCCAGCTTCTGCTTCTTGTACACGGTGGTGGGGCTGGTGGAGCGGCGCAGCAGGCCAAAGACCTCTTCCTTCTTGAAGTTGCCCTTGAAGTAACCCTTGGCGCTGGCATCCTCCTCGGTCAGGTCAGCAAACATGCTCTTGAACCGGCTGAAGGGAATGTGGTGCACAGCGCCCATGACCACGCTCACCCAGTCGTCGGGCTTGTCGATGATGCGGGGCGTGGTGTCCAGCAGGTGATCCTCAGGGAACAGCCAGTCGATATTGTCGATGCTGTGGGCCAGCTCGTCACTGTCCATGCCGGCATCCTCAAAGGCAGCCTTCATGGTGCCGTGGCTCTTTGCGGTCTTGACCACGTTGTTGATCTCTTCGATGCTGTGCTTCAGCACGGTTGCGTTGGTATCCTTGTCGAAAACATTCTGCTTCACGGTATCGTCCTCCTCACCGTCATCGTTGTCGCCGCCTTCCTGCTCTTCCAGGGCCAGGCCCACCAGAGCGTGGCAGCACTCTTTCTGCTCGTCGGTCATGCTGTTGTAGACCTGCTCGAGCGTCTTGCCTTCGTTCTTTTCGTCCGCCATTTTGGCTTCCTCCTGTGTTGCTTCATCGTCGGTCACGGCATCGCCGCTGTCCGCACTGTGTGTAAGGTCTTCCAGCGGGTTGCCCTCGGGGTCCATGCCGTGGGTCAGGCTCAGGCCGTCCTCGTTATAGATAAAGGCCTCGCCGCCCTCGTAGTCCTCATCGGCGCTGTGCTTTACCACCTCGTCGATCAGGGCACCCGGGTTGCATCCGGCCAGCACCAGGCTCACTTCCCGGATAAAGCCGTGCTTCACGGTGCTGCCCACCTTCTTCAGGCCGTTGGCAAAAATGGAAAAGGCGCTCAGGTCGCCGCTCTCCACGCACTGTCTTGCGGTCTTGCCGGTGTCGGTGTCGTTGAATTTGGCATAGCAGTACACGCCGCCGGGCCGGTTCTCCAGCAGGCAGTGGCCGATCACATTGTCCACGTTGGAGTGATCGTGGTTGTACACCATGGGCACAACCTTGCCGCTGCACTCCTTAAAGGCATCCTGCGCGATCACCAGCCCGTCATAGCACCGGACGTTCGCTTTCGTCGCCCAGCCGCTGCAATCGTAGTCAAAATTAACCATTTTGATTTGCAATACTCCTCTCTACGGCATCCCGCCCTGCCGTGATCGTTTTGTTCTGCGCCGCAATTTCCTCACTGCTCTGGCTGATGTTTGCATTCCGCAGTTCATCTGCCTTGGGATCCTTGCTGGGTTTCATGCCAATGGCCTGCCGGAACTCGTTGGAGGTCATGATCTCGTTGCGGGTAAACTTGTCGGCCATTTCGGCAACGGCGGAAACAGGGGTCAGCTTGAACGGGTCACGGAAGTACATCACAGATTCCCGGTTCGCCCGGTCGTCCTCGGTCAGGAACTTCCGCCGGATCTCGTCCACGGCAGCCGCCACAATGGGTTCGATGGTGCGGTTCTCGTAGTTGGTCATCACAGCATCGGAAGCAGTACCGTTCATGATCTCCGGGGTGATACCCAACTGGCTGTATGCCATGTTGGTCAGGTATTCCACGGTCTTCAGAAGGTTGTTTTCGAGGCTGCGGTTCAGCTGCGTGATATGCTCCGTGCCATCGGTGTAGGCAATGCCGTATTTGGAACCGGCGAGCTGCTGTTCGATCTGTGCCCGCCGTTCTTCGGCCTGTTTCTTCCGGGTCTCGCCCTTCACAACGTAGGGCAGCTGGATGATCAGGTCGAGTTTGCCGCTGCCCACCTGTTCGTCGATCACGTCCATCAGGTTCAGCTTCCGGATCAGGCGCTGCACCGTGCTGTTGGGCTCGTTCATCACGGCATAGAACGGGTTCTCCACCAGGGCCACCTGTGTCTTCGGCAGGGTGATCTCCTCTTTCCGTCCGGTCCGGTCGTTGTACACTTCCAGCCGCACATCGTCCGGGTACCATTCCAGCACCTTTCCCACCCGCATGGATTCGATCCGGGTCTTGCCGGTCTTTCCGTCGTAGTCCACGTCAATTGGCACCAGCGCAATGCATCCCTCATCCAGCATGGAAAAGAACATATCATATCGCAGTGCACGGCCCGTCTGGTCCTTGTTGCCGGAAAGGTTCAGGCAAGAATTAAGGCCCGAATCAACGGTTTCGTCGTAGCGTCCGTTTTCATCGAGCCTTACATGATTGATTGTAATTGCCGCAGCGTCCATTGCAATGCGGGTGTTGATGGCCGTCATGATCGTCCGGTCATTGCTTCGGTTCAGCCTTACCCGGTCAGGCCGGTAGCTGTATCCTTCGCCGCTTCTTCCGGGGGGATCCCGGTTCAAAAACGCATTCCAGGCGTGTCTCAGTCTGGAGCCAAAGGTTTGTGATGCCATTTTGATTTCCTCCAGACCTTAACTGTCTTTCTTGTCATCGTCTTTCTTCTGCTGGTTTCCGCCAGCGCTTCCGCTCACAATGGCGTTCGCCAGATCAGGGTTCTTGAGTTCCTTCGTGATGAACTGTTTTGCTGCGTAGCTCATAGCACCGGAAGCGGCCTTGGTCAAAAACTGCTGGGAAGCGTTCGTCATTACGGTCTTCACAAAGCTCTGCCCGCTGTATACGTCCTTCCGCAGCTGCTTCACGTCCTTCTGGAGCTGGAGCCGCTCTTTCTCGGCTTTCAGTTCCTTATTGGGGTCGTCCGCCCGGATGTTGGTCTGCCCCTGAAGATCCCGGTACTGCTTTTCCATTTGCAGCCGGTTGATCCGGGCCCGCAGCTCCTCGTCGGAGTAATCCTCCGCGTTTTTTCCGGTTCGCTTGGGCGCATACTCTGTCTTGGGCTTCTGCGCATCCTCACCGGCGTTCCCGTCCCCGGCATAGTGTTTCCTGCCTGCGGCCGTCAGGGTACCATCCTTGTTCTGGTACCGCCGCACGCCCCACTTCATGCCCTTGATGCCCCAGTGGTATAGCTCGTCCTTGTATACCTGCATGTTTGTCCTGTCACCTCACTCTTTCAACAGTGCGTGGGCAACAGCTTCGTTGCCCTCTTTACTTTTTCGTTATAGGCACAACCGTTCATAAATCCTCCTATTATAATTTTCGACAGATTTTCCATGTTTCTTATTGCCTTTTTCTGCACTTATGCTATACTCAAGGCATAGAAGCAAAAGGAGCTGCCGCCCATGTTTACTTGTCATTGCCCGAACTGCGGTAAGGAATTGGCCGTCCCGCGATGGCTGCCACGCACGGTCACCTGCGAGAACTGTCATACAAAAAGTATCGTGCCCTACGATCAGGATCCTGACTTCAATGAGTACAATGCCATTGCGAAGAGTAAAGTAAAACTGAACGATTTCAGAACAGCCCATCCCGGATTCACTAAGGGAATTGGAATCGCAGGTATCGTTGCCCTTGCCGCAGGAACATTTTATTTAAACCTGAAGGATGACAATGCTGCCCTTCCGCAACTCACGGAATCCACGAACGAATTGCCTGAAGACCAGAATCACTCGCTGTCCATAGATGCAGATGCGGAACAGGATAATTCCATATCTGCAAAGGGTTTTTCCGAACCAGAAGAATCAGAGCCTGATCACCGGAAATATGCGCCTCGTAATCCGGACGACTATGAAACCATCATACATTCGCTTGGCTTGATCATGGTTCATCTCCATGAAGGTTGTCATCCGTCTCAAGAGAAGATTGATGAGTTCAAAGAGCAGACCGGAGAAGACCTTCCTCCGGATATGACATTCCGAGATCCGCATGATCAACCATATCAAGTAAAGAAAACCTGAAGGGAGTATCTCTATGGAAAACTACTGCATCAACTGTGGCCGTGATCTTCGCAATGCGCCTTACACAGCGCCATGGGAAGATGGCGATAACGAGGAAGGCTATTGGACCTGCCCCTCCTGTCACACCAAAAATATTGACTGGGCTTCCGCAGATGACGATGACTGACCCTCTATTTGGATTTCCTGCGCAAAAACAAAAACCGCCAGCGTACTACGTTCTGTTTCGTGATACGCTGGCGGTTCCGTTTTATTCAAACGCATCCCGGTTCTGTTTCCACGCCACATAAGCGTCCATCATGGCAGCCACGGCATCGATCTTCTGATCCTGCCGCTGTTTGTAGAGCTTCCGGTTGCCGTTGGTGTCCACCAGCGTAATGCAGTTGCCCATGGCAAATTGCATCAGCTGTTCGTCAAACAGCAGCTTCCGCTGTTCGCTCAGCTTTTTCAGCTCACCCAGCGGCACGCTTTCGGTCTTTGCACCCTGGATCACTTTCACAACGCCAAAGGTGCTGTTTTCATCGCCCCAGCGCTTCACGAACTCCTGTGCGTTGTAGGGGTCGTAGCCAAACGCCCGTACGTCGTACTCGTTCTCCATGATAAAGTTGTCCAGGTCATCGTACACCTGCATCATGTCCAGGACCGTGCCGTCAAACACGAACAGGGTCCCTTCCCGCATGAATTCCTCATACTGCTGCCGTCTCGAAGCCGGAAGCTGGCTGAGGGTGTAGGATGTGATGTAGTCCCTCGTCTTGACCCCAAAATATCCGTTGGACAGCGGAAACAGGAAGGTAAAGGCGCAAAAGTCGTCGCCCATGGAAAGGTCCGCGCCCATGGCACAGGGCATCTGCCAGAAGCTTCTCTTCCTGTGGCACAGGGTCTCCTCGTAGGGGAAGAAATAGGTGTAGCCCTCCATGGGCAGGTTGAAGCGCTTTGCCAGAATATCGTTCCGGGCGCTGGGAGATTTCTCTGCACGCTCCACGTCCAACTGGTATGTCTCGTAGCTCACGGTCTTGCCCAGGTTCGGGTTAGCCTTCAGCCACATCTCCGGCTGGCCCACTTCCTCAATGGAGTCCAGCTTGTAGTACCAGATGGACACATGGGGGTTGACGTACTCCCCTTTCAGGATGCTCATCAACTCCATTTTGATGTCGTCGCCGCAGCCGTTGCGCACAGTGCCCTCGGAGGAAGCCGCCACGATGAGGTAATTCTCGTTTTTGGCTGCACCCTGTTCAATGGCACCAATGGGGTCTTCCCGGATGTCGCAGGAGAGCCACTCGTCCACGGTCGCCACAGTGTCGCGCCGTCCTTGCAGCTTCTCAATGGTCATCGGGCGCACTTCCAGCAGGCTGTTGGTCAAAAAGTTCTCGATGCCCTTCTTGGTGGAAGCCATCTTCACCCGGTCTGCCTTGGAGCCGGTGGTGTTTTGCAGGCTGCCCTCGGTCATAAACTGGAACACAGGCCCCTTTGCCCGCGCCAATGCGGTGCGGAAGGGTGCCAGCACCTCCTCGGCCTGTTTCATGGTCGGAGCGGTGGTCAGCTGCTGGGTCGTGGTGGTGTACGCTGTCAGGAAGTACGCCTGCAAAAACTCCAGATACATGGTCTTCGCGGCCGATCGGGTAATGATGAGGTATTGCTTTGTCACCAGCCGCTTTTTCAGTCGCCGGGTCTCGTAGTGTCCGCCGCCTCCGCGCTCGTTCGGCACAAAGACGCTTCGTTCTACAAAGTAGTACCATCCAAAGATCTCTTCGGCCCATAACTTGAAACTGTCCAGCAGCTTCACGTCGGTGCCATCGGTCAGGGTCAGCTCATCCTCGCAAAAGGAGATAAAACCGTTCACCGCCTTGTCGTCATAGTAGATGCCCGGGTTGGCGATCAGGTCGTCGATCCGCTCCATCTCCATGGCAATCTCCCGGCATACGGGTATTTCGCCACGCATCACGGCCTCCCGAAAACGGCCGTAGTAGATCGGCGTGGCCGTGTTCGAGAGTGCCATTTTCAATTCTCCTATTATAATAAGGTAGGAACCTTACGTTTTATCCTGAATCACTGTCCAGTATCTCGGCCAAGTGGTCATTTCCAAATATTCGAGCAGCCATTTAGGATCACTCAAATCTCGTTCGATTCCATCCTCACGATGCACCACCAAATGCCTGTCGGCATTGATATACCAGTAATCTTTGTAGTCATGCCTACCAGTTTCATCAACATAGTAGCAGTACATACAAATTTTCTTACCCGAAACCAATTGGCGATATGCTTCGGGCCATTCCATCAGGATGTTGCCTTCATGTTTCACCATGTTGTCACGCTTCTTTCTCAGAATTATCGTGCTCCACGTTCAGCCGCCATTCCATCTCGGAGGCGGTATTCTTCAGCGCTTCCATGGTGGTGCTGCTCTGGGGCGGGTCAAAGCCCAGCAGCCGTACTTTCACGGCCACGTAAGCCTTCACCGCTTCCACCTTCACCGGGTCAGCAACGAACTCCGTCCATTCGTTTTCTTTCCCGGAAATGGCGTACCCCTCGCCGGGCCCCACGCCCATCTGCACCAGTGCAAACAGCGCCATGTTGATGTACATGATGATGTCCGCATCAAAGTCTGTGCACTCCTCGGCAATGCCCAGCAGCTTCTTCACGCTTGTAAGGATGCTGTCCATACTGCGCCTCCGTCAATGTGCGGTGTTTCCGTCCGCAATGCACTGGTTCTCCCACTTCTTGTACACGTCGAGGTAGGTCTCCTTCTTGTCGCCGTTGTGGGTGATCTCATAGTACATGCCATCGGATACGGTGGTGCTTACAAGCGCCTTCCAGTTCTGCAAGGTCTTCGAGAACCATACGATGAACACATCCTCCATCGTCAACTTCTTGCCGTCGGTCGCGTCTACATGACTGTTGAAGTAGTCCACCACCAGCTGCTTTGCGCGGGTCATAAAATCTCTCTGTTCCATTTTTATTCCTCCTCGGCATCGCTGTAGCCACCCATAATGTAGCTCATCATGGCATAATACCAGTCCTTCTGAGCCCTCGCCAGAAGTTCCAGTTCGGCCAGATTGTGGGGCGCGCCGTCCTTCCCCATGGCCGCTTCTTTCTGTGCACTCTCCTCGACCAGCTTGGCCAGCCTTCCCGCATCAATCGCCACTTGACCAGGCTTCAGCAAAACGAGGTCTCCCCCAGCACTCGGAGCAACGTTTTGTGCGGTCACAGCCTGATTATCATCCCTCCGCGGGACAATCTTCATGCCATCAAATGTGATATCCCCGGCCCGTGTTGCCCGCACCTGCTGCCCATCCACATTTGTCGCCAGAGCATCATCAAAGTCAAAGCCCTTGTTCCGCGGAGCAGCCGTATAGCCCTGCTGGAGCCCGGCTTCCGCAATACCCACGTTCGCCCAGAGCAGTGCTTCGTCCAGCTTGGTCAGCGCCAGGCTTCTCGCACGGCTCGGTGCAAGGTGTTGGAGCATCGCCTCTGCCTCTTCCAGCTTCCGCCGCAGCCCCATGGCGTAGTCCTGCTCTCGCCGGTTAAATGCTTTTTTCTGGTACATACTCATTTCCTCCACTGGATATCAGACTTTCTTCTTTACATACAACATATGGATTGATATACTTATCTCAAACGGTATTTCTTATACTTCGGAGGCAATATATGCAGTCTTACACCTGTCCCAACTGCGGTGCTCCTGTAAAAATGGATGACCACGGTGCATTTCTCGAGTGCCCTTATTGTGGATCACAGTTCAAGCCCGATGATTCTTTATCTGATGAGCCAAGCAGTCATCAAACGGATTCGGACGATGATAACGAAGAACTTCGCACCTATGCAGAAATAGTAAATCGCCATATTCCGGAATTTTCGGTCACCGAATTTATCGATAGAGCCAAGCATATTCTCGAAAGAACTCTTGATTTTCTCGGTGATCACGGAATGTACATCCAAGTCGGTGTCGTTTTGCTTTTTGTCGCCTTAGCCATTGTCAGTTTCTTCTTGTAACTTATTCATGTTTTTATCCATGGGCAGGTGTCGCCCGGTCTTCTTTCTCCGTCCGGCAGCTTCGGGCCCTTCCCTGTTCCGTAATGGATCACCTTGTGCGTTGCCGCCGAAACACAAATGGCGTTCTCCGGGTCAAGCAGCTTTTCGCTGTGCTGGAGAACGTCATCTTTTGTTATGGGGTTTATGTGGTGGATGGAGATCTTCGGTCGGATCGGCCTTCCGTCCCGCAGCACCCAGTCTGTGATCGGGTGGTCTTTGCACCCCAGGTCGCATCCCATGTCCCGGGCAATGATCCGGTCTCGGAACTGCCGCCACTCTCTCGATTGGTAGAAGTCCTGGTTCAGCCATCGGTCAAACCCAAAGGTATCTCTCCCCACTTCCCCGTGCAGCTGTAAATACTCCAACCTCTCCTTGTAGGTCGGCAGGGTGCAAAGTTCCGTGTAGCTTTTCATGCAAACAGCTCCAGTATCTCGCAGAGTGCAATAACCCCAGACAGTACCCCGAGAACATACAGCATGGTCGTACTTACAGCATTTTCCGGATGTTCCCCCAAGTATACGGCCACCATGAAGATTGCAAAACTGCATAACCACAGTACAGCCAACAGCATCTGGATATTCGTTATTGACATTTCACCCAACTACCCCATTCTTACGCAGCAATTCATACAGCACCAACATTACACACCACAGCAGCGCAGGCATTCCGAAATGCGCAAGTATCTCAAGCGCATAACTCTGGGTGTGCTTCTCGACCCACTCGGCAAAGAATAGTGGTACGAAAATAATCATCGCAACCATGCTCAGGGCAAATGCAACGTCAATTAATGTCATACTCATCATCCTCTCCCAAGCCGTTGTATTTCTTCATGGCAGCAATGGCCTTCTCGTACATCTCCTCGGAATGCTTTGCATTCTGTAGTGTCTCGGTCTTTGCCCGCAGCAGCTTGTTTTCCTCCTCCAGCTTTGTTTTCTCCAACTCGTTCTTGGAGGTCGCCAGCTTCAGAAAATGGGTCGTCTCAGCGCTGGATGCCGTACCTTCCAGCAGTCGTTTCTCAACCAGCTTCATTGCCAGGTTGATCATATAGTTTTCTTGCGCTTCCGGGGTGCTTGCAGGCCGCGAAGTTGCAGCCGACATTTCGCCCGGAGCAGACTTCTTAGGTTTCATTGCAATAACCTCGTTTCACATTCTTATTTTGCTTTTGCAAGGGTTCATGGGAGTCGCAGTAGTACCAGTTAAGCCTGTCTCATTTGAAAGGAGAAGAAAAAGCAGATCATGCCCAATGGAGGTTGAACATCGTGAAAGCCCTGAACCCAAATATATAGGAGGATACTACTCCCATGAGCCCTTGCAAAAACTGCCGAAGCCCCGGTCTACACCCCAGAACCTCGGCAATTTTCCATATGACTGTAAATCTTAACACCTGCTGTGGATACAGGCATCGAGAGTTTACACAAATATAATCGGCAGCTTTCGCTGTCGGAGCCTTAAAGCCCAAATATCAATTTTCCCTCCGGGGAAATATCAAAGACCGGCGCGATTTGAGAGGGGGTGTCGATTTTGGGACCCCCTCCCTATGGTTTACGCGGTTTGGCCGAGCGTGTCCTCGTCGGGCACGGTGATCTTGAGCTTCTTGTAAATGTTTATCGGGTCAGCAGCAACGATCTTGTCGATTGCCTTCTCAATTTCATAGGCATTTTCGTTGTCCGTGAACTGAGATGAGGTCTCGGCGATCCTCATAAGCAAACCGGAAGAGTTGTAGCCGTGCTCGACATCATACTGATACCACTTCTCGAACTCGTCGTACGGACTGTACGGGTTGTCAAAGGTGGTGAGAAAGCATCGAACCATTATTCAAAGCCTCTTTCTTAGTAGATTGTTACTTATTAAGCGCGCTGTAAACCGTGGACTCCGGAATACCGCAGGCCTTGGCGATTTCAGCATAAGAATAACCGCTTCGCAACATTGCGTTTGCTTTAGACATCTTTGCAGAAGTCATAACAGTAACGTTTTTCGGCATTGCACGCTTTACAATTTCGTCAGAATCAGACGAATTAAGGAATTTCGTCAACATATTGTCGGAAATTGCGCCAGCCTGAACAGCTTCCCATTCTCTGTCCGTGAAGGTGACCTTGGACTTGCGTCCGCTTGCACCAACAGAATCGCGAGCACGTTGCATCTCGACAGAAGAGATCTTCTTGATTTCTTTCTTGTCGATCGTAGGATCCAAGCCCTGTTCCTGAATCTTCGCCTTAATATTGGCGTTCGCAATCAGCATCGCTTTGCGCTCCTTAGGCTTGTTAGCGACCATGTTGTTATACTTCTCTTTCAGGGATGCAACCTCAGGCGCATAGGTCTTGGCCGCTTCAGGGTTACGCTGGATGCCCTTCATGTTGACCGCCTCTTTGCGCGCCTGGTTTGCCATGGCCTTCAGCTTGTTGGAGAAGTCCGCGTACAGGTTCTCTTGGATGGTGCCAGAAGACAGCGTGCGCGCATCCTTCGTTTCGGAGATCAGACTGACTGTATCTTCAGCCTTGCGTTCCTTACCCGTCTTGGGGTCAGTAAAGGTACGTCCACTTTCTTTGTAGATGTATTCGCCAGTTTCCTTATCAACTCGAACACTGCCACGACGCTCGGGTACACGAACCGTCTGCTTACGGCGAGACAGGAGCGTGGATGCGCCACCATAATGCGTAGCGCCTTCCTCGTCCACACGAATCTGCCACTTCTGCTTCAGCTCGGGGATACCATTCTCTCGCTCAGAGCGCTTATAGTCCAGCTTATGCTTTTCCGCATCGATAACGACCATGGAGTGCTTAACCGCACGTGCAAGCTCGTCCTCATCAGCACCTCGCAATGTCATATCAGTGATGAGGTTGGAGATCACGCCCATTTCGCGCTGCTTCTCCTCTTTCTTCATCAGCCTGACATTGTTCGGATTGCCTTCAGGAACTGCATAAGCGGTCTTGGGATCGAATCCTTCCAATGCTTTCAGCGCACGAGTAGACTTAATGTTGACTTTGTCAGTAACAGGGATTGCCATAACCGTGTCGCCATCGAAGTCAGCACCAGACAGGCGCTCTGCAACCTTTGCATTGATGCCGATTGCGTCCTGAATTGCACCGAGATTCCGCTTACCGCTGACATTCTTGTTGTTGACAGTCACAATGGGAATCTCAAAGGTACCTGCATGAGGATAACGGATCAGTGCAAGCCGAGTGCCGTTCTCATAGGTGGGGCAATACGCCTCTGTCTCCTTGATCTTATTGATCGGCAGGATAACCTTCGTGGACTGACCCGGGAAAGCAGATGCCTTCAGGGTCATGGACGTTCCCTCAACCGTATCAGCAAAATCGTTGAGCAACTTCTTTTTGACCGTAGGATTATCGTACCGCATGATTTCATCATATTGGGCTTTGTAATCCGCGACAGTAAGGTTAAGCTGGTTCTCGATCAGCTTCTTGGGCTGCTTGGAAAGGAACTGAGAAGAGACGTTCCGGGACATCGTATCCCAGTCGCCCTCTTCTTTCAGCTTGTTGATCGGCGAGAGGTGCTCTTTGCCATCTTCGCCGATATACATGCTCTGTCCGTTGGCCTTGATAGCTGCGCCAAACGGGTTATCAGGATCCGCTTTTGCTTCCTTGAGGACCTTCATTTTGGGCGTGCCAGAAGGCTTATTGGTGTTGAACCTAACGTCCACACCATCCGGCAGATCATCAGAATAGACTGCCATGCCCTTCAGATAATGGTCACCGTCAACGAGGATACGAACCTGCGCATAATGGCTCTTGCCGAGGTCAAGGTCGGGCACACCACGGCGAATCTCAATAACACCGTCTTTGTCCAGACCGCCTTCATCGCCATAATGAATTGCAACTCGACTAGAATCCAGACTAGAGGGGCGCTGAAGCTTCGTGAAGGTCTCGCCGCCATCATCAGAGTGGTAATCGCCCAGAGAATCGATCTGTTCCTGATGCTGATAAGCATACTTCTGGTCAAACTCAGGCTTCGCGAGGACGGTGATGTTTGTCTGCTGACGGACATTAGTCGGCTGCCTGATGCCAACGCCATAGCGCTGATACCCATATTCTGCTTCCAGAATATAAGCAGCCTCGTCCAACTTGCTTTCCGACACTCCGAGGACCTGATTTGCGCCCTCAGAAATATCAATCATGCCCTTCTTATCGACCTCTTCTTTCAGAGTCGCGGCAATCTTCTCAGCCTGGCTGGCTTTTTCGCCAATCGCATTGTTATACTTGGACCTCACACTTGACTCGCTCATGCCGAGCTTGTCACCAATTTCCTTCCAACCAAGACCGTCATCCTTCAGCGCACGAATCTGATCGTACTCCAATGCCTTACGGTCATGGCCTGCTTTCTGACGTGCAGTGCGGAACTCGGTCAAGCCCATCTTATACTCGTCAGGGAGAGAGTCGTTGATGGTCTCCAGGATCTCCTTCTCCGAGAGCCCCTTCTTTTTAAGCTCCTCTACACGAGACAGGAAATCGCCGGAATGCTGATACGGGTTATCGCCGGAGCCCCAAGGATAGCGACCAGAATGTCGCTTGGTACCATAGTGCTCCAGGATATTGCTTTCGGAAGTGATGCCAAAATAAGAACGGAGGTCTTTTTCAATCGGATTCATGCTGCCACTCCTAACAAAATATCAGTGATGATCGGGTCGAACTCTTTGATTTTAGCGATGACGGGGCCGATTTCCTCTTCAGTGGGGTTCTCGACCCAAACTTCATCGTTCTGGTAGATACGGAGCTCCATCCGAATATCTTTCGGGTGGTATCCGTACTCCAGACAGAACAGAGCGGCATAAATATAGAGCTGCTCCATATGTGCAGGAACAGCTCCGGTTTTTAAGTCGTGGATGCGAAGGAACCCATCGTTGAACGAAATGGCATCCGCAGTTCCATAGCAGTTGTCGCTGTAATACAGCACCTGCTCGGTATCCATGCGGAAACCAATGGCATCGTTCACGTAGGTATTAAGGGTTTTCTTGTTCTTCGGCAGTTTTTGCTTCAGATCAATGCACTCTGCTGCAAATGCGTGCAGCCGTGTTCCCCGTTCCTTCGCCTGGTAATTAAGAACTGCATTGGTCAATCTATCTGCGTCATAGTTCAACCAATGGTAGTTACTTGCTCCGAGGAGGGCATGTTTCCCCGTGAGCCTCGAATGATCTCGCCAGTTCATTAAGAACTTCCTCCTTGTTTTCGGGATAGATAAAGGCCGCAAAACTCATCTCATCCATCTGCTGAACGTAATAGTCCTGATTTGGACGATGAGATGCACTCGCTGACTTCTTGCCCTCCAATGCGCCCCATGTTGTGCCGTAGAGAACCAAGAGATCGGGGATTCCCTGAATCTCGTTTGGGTCAAGATGAACAACCATGCAGCCAGGAAAGCGTTCTTTCAGCTCCCTTATCAATCCTGTCTTGAATTTGTTTTCGAGCATGATACAACCTCCAAAAATAAGAGGAATAGTGCATCCTGAGACGCATTCTATTCCCCCCATAAAAGGGGATGTTTTTCTCGCGTGAGTTTTTGGGAAAAAATGTGAATTTTTAGGAATTTTCAGAGCAAAAGAAAAAGCCCCTGCGTTTTTCGCGCAGAGGCAATGCCGTGGCTATATTAAATTAGATGAAAGAAATCAATCTCGTATCCCGGTGCACCAGCAAGGAAAGCTCGACTACCATCGTCATCTTCCATATACTTGTACTCTCCGTAGTCTTCATCCGGCTCAAGGTTAGAGGTTATGTAATCATCCGGGTTGATGCTTCTGGAAACATCTTCCGCTTCGAGGTGCGCCCCGCATTTAGGGCAGTCCCATTCGAGCTCACGAGTTTCCATCATTGGCTCACCACAAACACAAATCGGACGTTTCGTATGAACCTCTGCAAATTTATTCGCAAAGCATTCAACTTCGTTTCCATATTGGTCAGTTGTAATCCAATGTTCAATACCGTACTTATCCATAACTTTTCACCTCATATATGTTAGGAGTGCTACGTTCGTACACGGTGTTTTAAGAATACACTATTTGGCGCTCTTTTGCAAGGTGGAAATGGGTAAAAACTCGCTGTGGCCAAAAACCCGTTTTTTATCCTCTATTACTATATATATTTTTTCATTTTTTTAAGTAAGTTAAAGAAAAAAGTGGGTTTTTGGCCAAACGGCATATTTTTAACGTATTTACGTTAAATTTTGTGGCCATTTTTATAAAATTTTGTGGCCACAAAGTGGGTTTTTGGCCACAAAAATGGCACTTTTTAACGTTTTCTCGAAAAATCCCAAAAATTGCGAAAAATAAAATGGGCAGAAATGGGCGTCAAGCGATACCTAAGCCCATGCAAATTATATACGCTATGACCAAAATCACAATGACGATTCCAAGCCACTTGAAATAAGTAGCAGCAGTTTTGTTAGCGTCTTCGGTTCGCCATCTCTCCTGCTCCATCTTCTTAAGCTCAAGTTCCTTCGCATCCTTGGACTCTTGGATCCGTGCTTCATCCACAAACCGATGCGTCTCCTGATAGTCATCGAGCCGAATCTTCGTCCCACAGAACTCACAAAACATGAAATCTCGGTTGCCATCCTTCACCGTAAGATCCGCACCACAGCCAGGGCATTTTACCGTCCGTGCCATAAAAGCACCTCCTATTCGTCATGTATTTAGGATATCATGCACTCTGCCCATAGTCAAGTAAATCAGGGTGGCCTCACCCAAATAACATTTTTATCCAGTTTCATACCTTAATCCTCAATCTCAAACATCACATTCTCCGGCGAGATGATTGTATCGCACTTCTTACCTTTGAATCGAAACCTCACAAACTGGTTCGTCAAACCGGAAATTTTCTCAACCAGTCCGTATTCACCACTAAAATTATCCACGATATGAGCCCGCACTCTCCCCTGCTTGGCCAGTTCGTTAAATTCACCCGCGGTCATTACCCACACTCACCTCCGTCATCAAACTTCTCCCCGCCGCATACAAGAATTTCTTCAGCGACAGCACCTTAATATCGTACGTACTCTTCAAATTCTCCAGCTCAATATTAACCCCACCAGAGCGATACTCCGCCATATCCAATGCATACCGCATCCGGCGATCCGCAACACCAGGGCTGCAATTGAACTTATCTGCCAGTGATGCCTCGATATCCCTCATGGACATAAATCGGTGCGAGTTCAAGTCGTCGACGACCATCTCCACAGCCTCGCCCATCAGCTCTCCGCCGAAGGTCAGCATGGGAACCTTCAACTTAGCGAGAAAATCATACGTTCTTTGCTGCATTTCTTATCACCACATCCTTTCCCACTCAGGTTTTCATAATAGCATTTGCTGCATGAACCAGATATGTGGTACCGTCAATCGTGATTTGCAGCTGATCGCCTTCGTAGTCAGTCCAGTTGTCCACTTTGCCTTGAACAATAGTTCCATCGGGCAACTTAATCTGTGCCCAGGAATAGGTAAATGTCGTATCAAACACCCTATAGTTTCCGCAACTGCATAGCCCGAGACAGCCAGCGAGCATCATCATACATGCAACGACGCAAATAATACGATTTTTCATAGTTAATCGCCTCAACCAAATATCATGTAAATCAAAAGCAAGAACCATCCTGTATATCTGATGATTCTCTGTTTTTCTTCGCCGATGTTCTCAGCAAAAGACATTCCAATTGCGATAGCTTGCAAAATAATGCTTGCGAGCAGCACAATTCGCATCACTTCACCATACTTCCTTTCCGTGTCTGGTCATCCGCAGGCCAGTACGTGTAAATATCATCGAACACCACCGGAATCTTCTTCTGAAGCTCCATCAACAACGGGCACATGAGCTCCCGCATCTGAGGATGTGCTGCCACAGGAGTACGCAGCTTGAAGATGTTGCGCCACTCACGGTAGTTGGCAGTCACCACGATCTCGGTCTTCAAGCACAGCGGCAGTACACAACGGGCCTGTTCGGGACGCATACCATTAGCAATCATAAGCTTGTAGTCCTTTTCGGCATAGGTCATGGCTTCGAGGAACGAACTCTTGATCGTAACCTCGCTATCGTTCAGTTCGCAATACTGCTCGCCACGAATATAAGAAGGCCAGATAAACGTCAACTCCCCGCCAAACTTCTCCTTCGAGTAGTTGCAGTACCGTGTGCTCTCCTGCGCAAAGCTCGCAATACGGTGCCTTATCAGTTCATTGGCCACGCCACGATCACAGGTAAACAGCACACTCAGCTGCGAATGCTCCAGCATAGCCTCATGCCCCTGCTTCACCAGAAAGCCCACCAGTTTCTTTGCCGACTCACCATCCGGCGTGATCTTGTCCTCGCTCTTGTAGCAGACCCGGGCCACCCGCTCGATCTGCTGGAGCTCCTTAATGCCTCCCTCAGAAATATCAGTGAGGATTTCGTACTTAGGTTCAACGATTTTCATAATTAAATCTCCTTTTCATCAATGAATCAATGATTTCAAGCTGCCGCAGGCTCTTTCCATTACCTCTTTGGACCACCATGCTGATGCCAGTATCCTCGATTGGGATAATGTATCCGAGATGAGCCAGTTGCTTATGGTCGCAAGTTTCCACCTTCGGACACTTCTGGCATTTAGGTGCAAGTATCGTAAGTGCTCCGAAGTCGTTGTTCATGTTGTCCACTCCGATATCATTTTGCACTCCCAATCCCCACAGATATCACCCGAAGCATGTTTCTTTGCAAACGCCATGCCCTTCTTGATGGCCTCCTGCTTATTTTCTGCTTTGACCACGAAACCCTGATGCCCGCCACCATTGTCCGTGCACTCAAACCAAAACGTGTGCATCTTCATATAAAATCCTCCAAAATCGAGTTAAGCAGAATCTCCAGCACCCGGTTTATACCCGCCACCACTCGATATGGCCACGGTTCTTTCGGTTCCACCCGGACAGGGGTATCAGACTTTCTCAGCGCGCCATAAAGCCACCTGTCGAACTGCCCAAGTGAAATATCATTCTCCATGCACCATTCACGAGCATCTGCGTAGCTAATGTCACCATTCATGCAAAGCTCGACCACATCACGCAATGTAGCGTTCGGCTTGATCAGGATATCTTTTTGAAGCTCGTAATCCTCAAAATACAAGTCCTCGCGTGACCCGTCGGCCCTGTGAATAACTTGCGCAAAGGCTTTGCCATCCGCATAAAGTGTCGTAACATCCTCATCAATGTCAATTCGAGGACAGTCGTACCTCCATATGGCCTCAACAACTTCTTCATAGTCAATCATATCGCACCTCACAGCAGAATCCGGAACAAAATGAACCAGATCACCTTCAGCGTGAACGCAATAATGATCAGCCATGCGCAAATAACCAGCGTTGCCGCCAGAATATGACCCAGCATATGGCCGATTTTTTCCCAAAGGTTTGTTGTCATACCATGCACCTCCTTGCAGCATCCAGACGGCTCTCCGCAGCGTTTAGCTCGAAGATAGCGGCCGTGATAAACTCTGGATCGCAGTTCTCAAAGTGGTTTCTAGCAATTTCCAATTCTTGTAGAGGGTTACAATATTTATGAATTGCGCCAATTCGAGCTTCACATTCTGGGATTCCCAACCAACGAGCCCATTCTTCTGTTGGAGATTTAATTCCGAGAAGCCATTTGATTGGTTTCGTCCAGAATATCTTGATAAACTCAGCGATTTTGCGCAGCATTTCTACACCTCCACATCTTTGTGACCTGACGAGCCATGAGCCAGCCCTTAACATCATCATGGCCAAGTAGCTGTGAGCCCATCACCTCGATAAGTCCCTGCTCAAAGCCATAGGAACCCCAACCCCAAACGCCATCCCAGATACGATTTCCAGCAGCATCATATGCAATGATTTGCTCGCCACCATCCCAACGATGGCCATAAGTATGCGGAACCTTAGCATGCTTCAGCAGAATATTCAACTTCTGCATCTCGGTCATGTGATTCCAAACCCGGAGTTTCCAGGTTTTCTTAGACATATTTCTCATTTCTGCATTTCCTTTCGTCGGCCTCCATGGTCTTTGCAATTTTATGCTGAATATAAAGCACACAGCCAGCCTGACTATCACACCCAAATGAAGCCAATAGTCCAGCAATAGCATTCAAAGAGTTCAGATCCTCTTCAGCAAATATCATTTAGCGTTCACCGTTCCTCCTGGTACTCTACAATTTTAGATTTGAAATCAGTCATATACCTTATATTCCATATTGCTCACATGGGCGATGGTATCGTAGTTATCACCCTCAAAGCGAAACCTTGCCATACCGTTCGAGGTTAAACCAGAGAACTTTTCTAAATATCCGCTTCGTCCGGGCCAAGGGCGGATGATTTTCATGAAGACCTTATGGGTCGTGGCTTTTTCCTGAATCTCGTGCATTTGAATCGCTCCTTTTTGTTACAGTTCAGAAAATAAAGAGCCGCAGATTTCTCCACGGCTCCATAATGAAGTCAGTCCAACACCCTCATATCATCGAGAATATCACTTAGTCTTTCACCGTTTTTCTTTCTCTTATCGATTTCTAGCCATTCTTCGTTCGTCAGTTCCCGACGCAATTTCCAGTAATGTCCCAAACTTCTGTCGTAGCAGTACAAATCCTTCAGATTCTGCTCCTTGGCCAGTGCCGCGTGCTTCGACAGCATTTTTGCTCCTGCTGCAATTCCGCCCACAACAACCGGACCATAAGTAATAATCTGCTCTTTATGCTCATAACACCAAGTCTGTGCTTTTACCTTTTTGTCCTGGAACCACTCCCGAATTTGAGCTTTCTTTCGTGCTCTTTCGAGTTCTTCCATAGTGTAAACCTTTGCCATAAATATTTCTCCTTTATAGTCAGTATTTGGATTTCTCCATAAAGGAGTCTGTTATTTTCGCGTCTTCTCCTCAAACTTCAGAGGCTTAACCGTACCCTCCCGCGCACACTCCGTCAGGCACTCATTGCAGGACTCGTCCGTCTCCAGCACCTTGAAACTCTTGCATTTCGGGCAGTAGGTTGCATAATCCACTTCGCGCATCCAGTTATTCATCAGCGCTTACCTCTGAAATAAAAGTGTCCTTTCCGCAGCGAGGGCAACGTGCCAGAACCTCACCGTTATGGATTGTGCACTCCTTCATACTGTTCCAGTTAGATGTAGGAATCCCAAAATGAGCATTACAGCCACCGCATTTAACGGCAACGAGCTTTTCGTCAGGGTTTGCATACTCATCGAGGTTACCGATGTATTTATGTATCCAATGCTCATTGCAAAACGGGCATTTCAAAATTCTACTGCTCGCAGGAACTTCATCCATGTCGTACAGCCACACCTCAGGGGCAACAGGATGGCGTTTATTGCAGTTGGTACACTCAACCGATATCCAAGGACGTTTTTTCTGGGTCTTCTCCTGCTTAACGGAGAACCTATCATCCAGCTCCGGGTGCGTCTCCCGCTGGTTCAGTGCCCAGAGCAGGTTCCAACAGGCAGCTCGCAGGTGGTCCTCGTCGTCCATTCCGACCATGTACTTTGCGAGGTGCCGAGAAGCGCTGTCCAGCAGCGAATGCAGCGGAATACCCTTGTCCACATTGTGTTCGCCATACTTCAGTGCGCCCTCTTCGCAGTGCTTGCTGACTTCCATGATGCCATACCAAGGCAGAAGGTCCATCCGTCCCTTCCCTGCGTGCATGTCACGCTTTGCACCAGTTTCAAATTCGGTGCGATCTCCAGAATCCTTAATCATTTGTTTGCCTCCTCCAATTCTTTGATGCGAGCCCCAAGTGCACCAACCGTTGATAATAGGCCCATGAAATGAGCGAAATTCTCATCGGTGTGCATCTTGAGAATGATTGCAGCACAAATTGGATTTTCTCTTTTGTATTCTGCAATCACTTGGTTGTAATTATCAATCTGGTTTTGCAACTCTTCGATGCTCGTGCATTTGCCTACGTCATGGATTGTTTCGATCATCACTGTCCTCCATAAAATTTCCTCTCGTTAAACGCTTTCTTCGAGTTCAGGGCTCTCGAAATTGCCAGATCAATACCGCTCCTACTCTTCAGATGGTAGTAGTACAGATCCTTGTAAGGTGTATTCAGTCGGTCGATACGCCCCGAGGCCTGCTCCATGATCTTATATGAGTAGTTCTGGCTGTAAAATATAATGGTGTCCGTCTTGATGCAGTTCCAGCCTTCAGCACCGGCATTGTACTGCACCAGATACACCCACCTGTCGCCTTCAGGAAGCGGCTGATGCTTGTGCCCGTTCCATTGTGCTACCTCTGTGTCCTTGCCGTAGTCCAGACCCATCAGAATATCAAGCTCGTAATCGAAATTATAGAAGATAATGACCCTAGGTCTGCCTTTACAAATATCCAGCACTTTTTCTTGTCGGCTTGCATCAGCGTTCACCAACTTCCGCAGCAGATAGCAGAACTCGCTGGCGGTCTCGATTGGCTTGTTCTCCCAGAGGTTCCACCGGTTCTTGCAGATCGACAGATACTTCACCTTGTCGTAATCCACAAATACATTCTCATGGTGTGAGACAGTCGGCCGCTCGAAGTCCATGTCAACCAGAATCCGTTCCCGCAGCCGTACCAAGCGCTGGGTATTCAGATACCGATCGATCTTCGGGTACTTCGTGCAGAATTGGCTGTATACCACATGCTGGTTGTTGAAGTCCGTTCTGTTTCGATAGAACCCATTGGCGATGAACACCGGGATATAATCCGTCCAGCAGTCCCCGGGGGTGGCGCTGAGCAGAATCCACTCGTTATTTTGCGTAATTTTGTAGAAAGATTTCACCCATGCGCCCTTTCCAACGACTCGCTGCTCGTCAAATATAAAGAACGCATTCTTTACGCCAACGTACTTTCCGATATTGTTCCAGGAATCCACCATGACCTTGTGCTCGTAAATATCATGCTCTGGATCTGTAGACATATAGAAATGGGCCAGTTCTTCGTCCCACTCTCCCGTATCCCGTTTCCGGGCAGTCGTGATGATGTAAAGATCCGGGGGCTCTGTCATACGAACATAATTCTCTGTGTTCACCTCCCCATCGTAAAGTTTGTAATAGAACGCCAAACTCGTTCTCGATTTTCCGCTTCCTACGCCTCCGCATAAGATGCAGCCGATTTTCATACGGTTGATCGCATCCAATTGATAGTCGTAGAGCGTTACACCTGCCATCAGGTCGCTCACCTCATTTCCAACGTCACATAAATGTCACTTTTCTTGCAGTGATTCTCGTAGGCCAGAAGCGAGATCGTCGCCTCTTCCTCATCTTCACCCTCCCCTCTGACGGTATAAGCAAAGAGCTCTTTCCGGTGCTTCCTGAACACCTTCCAGAGCTCTTTTTTCTTAGTAAAGTCCGTGCTTTTTGCAATAGGACGCATATTGTAAGCCCTCCTTGTCTGCTTCGCGCATGATTTCTGACAGTGTGAGCTTTTTAGGCTTTTCTTCCGTCTTTGACATGTTACGCGGTACGGTGTCTCGACATTTATCGCAGTACAATCTTTTTGACGGAACCTGATACATCATAGTGCCGCATTTTTTGCAAGCCTTATCTACTCTGCGAAGTCCGCCCATAAATATCACACCTCCTCAAAATGGCAGAAGTCCGTGTAATAAACCAGGTCGTAATTCAGCGGATGGTTGTTCCAGTCGTAGTTCTGCTCGTAATCAGCAATCTCATCACGCTTGTCGAGTTCGCGGCAAATATCATCGTTGTGCTCATAGAACCATTCCAGCGGAAGGTCGAACTTGTCGCACAGTTCCGGAATATCAAAGGCCCAGCAGCCGTAGTTGGTGTTCTGTGTACCCTCCGAAACCATGTAATCGACGATCTCTTTTACTTTTTCTCTGCTCATAATCCTTACTCCTTCTGTTGTTCAAATATCAGGCTCTCTGGCCCGGTTGCGAGTCATGCGGGAATCGAACCCGCCGTACAGCCCATGCTAATGACTCAAATAAAAGAGCCCCAGATTTCTCCAGGGCTCTCATGTGCTTATTCTTCAGGTGTACAATAATCAACGTCGAGATGCACTTTGCCTTCACTATCCGTGTAGGTGACGAACTTTCTCGGTTGATGGAACATCTTCTCGTACTTCTCAACGAACTCCGGCAAAAGCTCACCGAAATCATCCTCCGTGAGGCCTACAATCAGGAATGTTCCAACGATAATATCAATGGGGATACCATAAGGGCCGTCGAGCGTCCGGTTGAGTTTCTCCATGCAATCATCATGCAGCTTTCCTTCTTCGTTGCAAATCAATGCCACCTCATCGTCCCACGGGTAAATAGCCTGAATCGGGCCTTCCACCTCTTTCTGAAGCGATTCCAGAGAGCAGTCAATGTCGATCACTTCAGGGTAATGCTTTGGGCGAACCCTCAGAACTTTCATACTGTCAACCTCCCAAATTGCACATCAAAAATATAAATCGAGCTGTTTCCTTAGAGCCGCCATTTTGCGACGTGGGCACTCACCGACTGGGCATTCGACCAGGGACTGACCCCGGCACTCGAAAAATATCAATGATCAATAATATCGGTTGTACTTCCGGTTGGCTTTTGCACGAGCTTCCGTAACATCAGGGGCTACAAAACCAAAGTTGATCACATAGCTCGGGATATTGTACGAACGGGCAACCAGGTTTTCGATTGCACAGCCACGGAACGCCTTCTCCTCATCGTAGATCCCGATAAAGTAGTCTGCATCCGCCATCTTCTTGATGCTCTCACCAAGGTACCAGACTGCCTGATTCGCGTCAGCCGGAGGATCATCAGAAATATAAGTCTGGATCACCTCCAGCTCCTCGCCAAACACAGCCTCAGCAATATGGTGCATCTGCTCCATGGTTGCTCGGATCTGTGCTTCAGTGCGCCCTTTCATCGGTGCGCTGATAAACAGTTTCTTCATATGCGTCACCTCAGAACGGAATTTCGGTGTGGTCGCTCGGCTCTGCCATGTCTGCTTCAGGAGCTGCAAACCGGGCATAGCGCTCTGCATACGGATCAGCATCCGCATCCTGCTCAACATACATCACATCCGCATACAGGCTGTACTCGCCGGGTGCGTTCCGCTTCTCGACAAGGTTTGCCTGGAGACAGACGTTCTTGACCCGGATAAAGTCCAGCTGGCTGATCGTGTCCGTGTTGCAGAGCAGGCGCTTGCCGGAAGTGGTGACCCAGTAGATATGCGGGGGCCACTTGGAATCCATGTTGATCGTCACCGGCACGAAGTAGGTCGGAACGAACGGCTCGTCGTAGGTACGCTCAGGATTCGGATTGGTCTGACGAACCTTCACGCCGAGGTCCATGAGGTGATTCACCAGCTCCATGGTCGGGATCACCACGTTGACGCGGCGCTTGTCCGAGCCAAAGCGATCACGGCTGGGATCACCGCTGAAGTTGGTGGTAAAGATGAAACGGGTATCGTCGATATTGACTTTCTGGCGCTTGGTGTACATAAATATCAGTCTCCTTTTTACTTGTTGAATTCATTTTCCAGAATTTTCAGATCTGCCACGAGTGCTGTCAGGTGGAGAAGTGTACCAGACTGATTGTTGCTCATGACCGCGCTGAGGAACTTCTCAAAATCCTTATTTGCCTCAGAACTGTACTTTTTCAGCACATCCAGATCGACAGCTTTTCCGGCAGCAGGCTTCCCGGGATACTTCTTCCCGCTCTTCTCGACCCAATTCTGGATCTCCTTGTAATAGTTGCCCTTATTGCCGCCGCAACGTTTTGCAATTGCCATGGCCAGCCCCTTCTCCGGGTCGAAAACATCCTTCTCGCTGCACTTCACAACGGTCTTGGAGCCATCCGACCAGTAAACGATCGTGGCCGGAGGAGCAAAGATAACGTCCTTGATAGCAGCTGTGTTCGTAGCAGAAGCCGTCTTCTTACCCTCACACCGAGGATAGAGCGCGCCAGAACGGATACGCCAATTGCCGTCTCGATCAGAGGTCAGATCACACGGGCCAAATACGAGTTCGTGACCAGTGGAAAGAATCACCTTCATCAGGTCGTCGTACTGATTCTTCTCAACGGTTCTGATATAGCCAATCAGCTGTCCTTTGGAATCGTACAGTTTGTTCGTCATAAAATATCACCTCACGTCAAAATTTCTTGCTGCTTCTTCCTGCGCATCGCTCCAGGGAAGATCCGGCGCTGTCCAGGGCGCAACGCCGTCGTCGCCAACGAACCAGTTGAAGTCGCCGTACTTGGAGATCTCCTCAACTGCCTCATCGACTTCCCGGTTGAAATATCTTTTGTCGATATCCTCCTGCATCTGAAGCTGATAGACCGCCTCGCTTTCCAGCCAGCGGTAATCCTTTGCTCCGGTCACAGAAGCATATTTCCGTTCGCCGGTATCCGTCAGGCCCGCTTCCCGCAGCAGCAGAGCGCCGCCCTTTCCCGGCATGATCGGGCAGAACTGTCCCACGCGACCCACAAAAATATAATTGTGTTCGCCTTCAGGCAGGTCCTCGTTCTTGTCGAGATAGATAGCGCCCTTGGAAACGGTCTTTGTCTCGCAGAGGTCAGTGAACTCGATCTTCTCCTTGGAGAACAGGGTCTTGAACACATACGGCACCTGGAATTGGGTGCCCGTCGCCGTCCATTCGCCGCCTTCGTCCTTGCAGTCGCCCGGAATATAACCGTAGAGCGCCTCGCACTGGTCGGCAGCCATGTATTTCGCAATATAAACGGCATTGTTCACCAGACACATCCGCTCGTAGGTCGCCTCATGCTCGAACGTGTAGCCGTACTTTTTTGCAAAATCCATGCAGTACGCAATGATTTCCGGGGTCGCATCGGGGATTTTGATCGAATCCGTTTTGATATGCGCGACCTTAAAGCCGCGCTGCTGCACTTCATCCTGCAAAGTGCGCATAAATAAAGCCCCTCGAAGCGCCACAATGTTGTTGGCGTTCTTGGGGTTGCGGAACGGGTTGTCGAAGCTTGCACTGGTCAACCCGTAAACCGAGTTGATGGCGATCTTCAACGCCTGCGCCAGAGCCTTTGCCTGCTGCGGATCATCGAGGTACTTTGCCAGTTTGCCGCCAAAGAGCCCCTTTGCCTTCTCGTACTCGCCGTGCTTGACGTAGATTCGTACATCCATCAGGTCGTTGAAATGCTTGGTGTACTCGCCAAAGTAGTTCATGGCAACAGCCGAATGCGGATGCAGCGACGCAACGTCCAGCAAAGCTACGTTCGTGTACATCCCGGGCTCAGCGTAGACATAACCACCCATGCCCAGGTCCGTGCCCCGGAACATGTTGTGGTACTTGCCGTCCTCGCCCTTGGCCCACTCGTAACCGGGAAAGGCATTGATGATGTTGCAGTCGGTCAAAATATCAGGCTCGACTTCCACGATTGCATCGGATTTTCCCGTGGCAAGGTCGGTGTAGACCAGCCGGGGGTGCTTTTCCTTGCCGAAAATAATGCGTGTTGTCAGCGAGTTTGTCGTGTCGTTCACCGTCATCCCGGCAAGGTCTGCCAGAATCTCTCGCGCCACAAAGTCTGCCTGACGCTTTTTCGAGTAGAACAGGGTCTCGGTCGCGATCACATCGTTGTCGCAATACTCGGCCACCTTGTCCCACAGGCTCTTCGGCACCGGCTGATCCCACGGAAGTCCCAGCTCCTGATGGTGGATGCCCAACTCGATCTCAAACTTCTTCAGGCTCTGCTTTTTCGACGAGAAGTCGAAAATATCCGTGTAGGACAGGTTGTACGCCTCACCAAAGAAGCCCGTGTGTTCGTTGATGATCCGGTTGGACAGCGCATAGATCTGCTCCACTGACATCCCGATCATGCGGGCCCAGAGGATATGGTTGTCGTACTTGCGGTTGTTGAAGCCGACCAGTCGATACTTTGTCAGGCTCTCGATCTCCTCCGGCGTAGGATTCACCATGCGGTGCACAGGCTCCTGCTTGGCAAACTTCCAGTTTACGAGCAGAAGATTCGGGAACACCTCCACGTCGAAAAATATCAATGGCGTTTCCTCTCCCACAGGGGCCTCCCGCTGAATATCATCCTTCGATTTGAAGTGCATCTTTGCCACGATCTTCAGGCAGGTGTCCGCCTGGTTCGTGCTGCTGGCAGCAAAGCCCAAGATCGCATTCCGCATGTCGTCCACGTTGTAAACGACATTGCCCTCGTAGGCTTCGTCCATGATGTGTGCGATAAAGTCAATGCTGGGCTTCGTATAGGGGCTGATCTCCTTGGCAAGGGCTTTCTTGATGAGGATACGCAGGTGCCGCTCATCCTGGATCTGCTTTGTATCAACCATTTTCGTTTCTCCCTTCAGTGGCAGGCCGCTGCTGATGGTCGCAACCGGAATATCATTGCATTTCGACAGTTTTCTCCGCAGAGAGGACTTCCCCGTGAACACCTTGACCTCGATGTTCTCGTCGTAGATCCTGCTCAGCTTCGTTGCATCGCCGGTGTAAATATAATGCAGGTGGATTCCCGCACCAGATTTGCTCAGCTCCGCATAGGTCTGGGGCCATTTGGAGGCAGCTTCCAGGTTGCGCTCGAAGCTCTTTTTTCCGTCCGGCCCGGGAATATCAAAGTCGATGACAATGTGATTCTCCGGAACTTTCACGTAGTGCAGTCTCGAAGCATCCAGTTCGGCCAATTTTGACTTGACATTCTCCCATTTTCGCATCGGAATGCCATCGTCTGTCGCATACTGTGCAGGGCAGTCCTTGCAAATATCATTGAAGAGAGAATGCTGCTCTTTGAACTCGATCCATGACGTTTCCGGCTCGGCAGTGGGTTCTTCTGCTTTCACAGGTTCGTCAAGGAACTCTTTGAATTTCTCCGCTTTGAAGCCGCTGTAGTAGCTCCGCACCCGCTCGCCATTCACGGTCTCCGCGCGTTCCTTGTACTCCTCGAAGTAGTTCATCAGCTCTTCCCGGAATGCACGGCGCGAGTATGGGTACGCTACCTTTGCCTCGTCATTGTAGGTGTTGTACATCGCCCAGGCCCGCTTCAGGGATACGCCATCCTCCTTCTTGAAAATATAAAAGGAATCCAGCATGAAGTTGTAAAAGTCGTTCGATGCACCCAGCATACGGGTCGGAATATAATCATCGTAGAGATGTTTGTTCTGCTCGTATACTTCCTTGCAATGCCATGCGATGCCTCCCAGCTCAAAGTCCACCTTCGCTACAAGGTCACGGTACTTTTTTGCAGGGATCTTTTCGCCGGTAGGTTCCACATCGATCAGTCGTCGGATCAGGCCCGATTTTGCATCCGTGATCTTAACGGGTTTGTTGGTGCCCAGAAACATGAAACACTTGAACTGGCTGGAATACTGGCTGCGGAACTTCTCGTTCACCAGCATGGTCTCGTGGGATACCAGCGAGTTCAGCCGGGTGTTGTCCTCGATGCGGGAAAGGTCACCGTCGTGCTGGATCGCGATCAGCGGGTTCGATTTGAACGCCTCCAGCGCAAACGCATTGGACGATGACCCCAGCACCTTGGAGTCGAACACAGACCAGTACCCGTCGAAAAGTTTCTGGACGATGTTCAACACGGTCGATTTACCGCTTCCAGGTGGGCCATAGAGCACGAGGAACTTCTGGATCTTGCGGGAATCGCCGTTCACGATCGCGCCAACCGCCCATTCGATCTTCTTTCGCTCCTCGGGAGAATATAGGGTAGTCATCAGTTCGTCGTAGGCGCTGATGTTTCCCTCCTCCAGAAGATACGGCAGCCGCTTCGACGCATAGCTTTCCTTCTTGACCGGGGTGTTCGCAAATATCAATGTATCGTCAAGGGTGTGGTAGTTGTCCCGCATCTGACGCTGACAGTATTTGTGCCAGTTGTCGATCATCCCGCTCTCCGCGTCCCACATGTGCAGAACACGGTAGCTGTCATTGAAGACCTGCTTGTGTTCCTCCGCGTAAATATCCAGCGCGCGGTCGATCATCTGGAGCGCATCCTGTTCGTCCGTGCTCCAAAGTCCCCGCTCTTCCATCCAGACCGCGTAAAAATCAGAACCCCGGATCATCAGGTCTTTCGACTTTTTGATGATGAATTTGGGATAAATTTCGATTGTCCCGCGTTTTCCCGTCCGCGTTGCAATCATCAGGAAATCAATCATTTGTAACTGACTTCCTCCTTTCTCCGAGGTTTTTATACGTCATTCTCTTTCTGGAGGGTCATCTGGGCCAGCGCTGCCTCTGCCTCGCGGGCACGCTCATCGGCTTCCTTGCGCTGCTTTTCCGCCTCGTTCACCATCTTGCAGGAAACAAATCCGAACCACAGCAGACCAGCGATGAGAATGTTCTTCCGGATGCACTTGCCCTTCATGCGGCGGATGGTATGATTGGCCACCTCCAGTGCAGCCTTGCTGTTGCTCAGGTCGATCAAAATATCAGTCAGTTCCATTGTCAATTTTCCTCCAGTAATTCGGGTCAGCCAGAATCAGCCGACCAATGTTGTTCTCGTCTCGACACGCCGTGATTCGCAGCATCACATGGGAATCGTCGAGTATCTTCTCAACGAATCCTTCCATAGGGATGCAGATTTTCGATTCATATGTCATCAAAACTCATTCTCATTCAACCAGCTCATCAACTGGTACCAAATATCAATGGTGCGCATGTCGATGGACGTACAGGTAATCGTAAAGAGACCGCCAGCCCCATTCGGCTGGTAGCCCCGATCCATAAACCGGGCCAGGATCGGTTCCGCGCGCTTTTCGCTGAAACGGGTGTCGTCCATGGCAGCCAGGCCCAGACTGACGACCATGCTCCAGAACCACTGCCCCACGCGGTTGCCCATGCTGCGGTCTTCCATGATGTGCTCCTCAATGCGGATCGCCAGCGCCACCATCATCTCCAACATAGAGCAGGGTACGCCCTGAAATACCGCATCGATCTTCCCGTACGGAATATTATTCTCCGATGCAAAGCGGTACCGCAGGTTGATGCCGTCCGTTGCCCGGCAGACATCCATTTCGCACGCCGGAATATAATCCCGGTTAAAAAGATACATCAGTAAGCGGTGAAAGCTGAGGTTCCGGGGTTCCCATTCGCCGCAGACGATCTTGTAGAGCCAGTCATAATACTGCTCCGTCTCCCTCATAAAGTTCATTCATCCTCCTCATCGTCGTGGTTGCCGGGCCAGTTCTCCCGAACCCGGAGAATCTCGTAATCCTTGTGGTAGTTGTGGTTGCGGACATGAACAGCGCTCGGTGCGAACTCGCCAATGCGGTCCAGTGCCTCGTTGCCAATGATCTTCGGAATATCATCGTCGTCCACGGGCTGATCCTCCGTATCGAACACCAGCTTTCCGTCTGCGTAGTAGGTCAGGAAGGAAGTCTCGTAGTCGTCCAGCTCACCAAACTGATCCGGCTCAATGACTTCGATGGCCTCGTGTGCCACCACATCTTCCGGGTCAGATTCGGTACGGTACTTCCCGGCCAGCTGTTCAAAGCTCTTCTGGGTCGCCCTTTCTTCGATGGTCTTGTCCATATCGGCTTCCTTCTGCCGCAGATTCTCACGCTCGGCCTCGTACCGTTTGCCGTAATAGGTCTCGTATTTCTTCTCGAAAACGGTGTGCATCACAAGGGCACCTGCCCCAAAGCCTGCTGCAAAGAGCAGAATATCACGCACGGTCTTGTTCATTGTCGATGTCTCCTTTGATCGTCATCATGGTAAACGCCAATCCGCCAAAGAAAAGGGAGACACTCATCAGAATGCCTCCCACCATGTGGCGCTTGCGTTTGGTATCGGTCAGATAGTCCAGAAACAGGAAAGTGCTTTCCAAAGTTTCCATCGTTCCACCTCACTCAGAAAGAACCGCCAGACCAGAGACGAAGCAGACTCCGGCCATGGCAGCAAACAGGTAAGACAGTCTCTTAACGAATCTGGTCATAGCGTATCCCTCCAAAATATCAGTCTCAGATCTTGTCGATGATGGGCCCGTCACAGTTGAACCGCAGCATCACCGAGCGCTCCCCGCCGTTGATAAAGCTGTTCAGCGCCTCGTCGCCCTCGACGTAGTTGGTCACACCAAAATCCACGTGGCTCTGCCGGGTCGGATCGTTCGGATCATAGATCCAGCCCACGATCTGGCCTTCCGGGGTCTTCATGGTCACACCTCCGTGGGTGCCCAGAGATGCCAGAACGTCATTCAGGAACAGATGCCCCTGGATGCGCAGACGCTTGTTTGCCGCCTGCTCCATCAGGAACAGGTAGTTGCGGTTCAGCATGTTGTCGGGCTGCCAGGTGTCCACAGTCTCGTCAAAGATGCAGGTATAGGGGCTGGTGTGTTGCATGGCGATGTCCTTGTACTCCTTGATGGTCTCCTCCACGCCATGCTCGTTGGTGCTCTTGCTCTCGAGCTCCACAGCCTTGATGTTGTGCTCCAGCTCTTCCTGTACACGGCTGCCAAAGCGGTCGGATACACGGCTCTTGTACTCCTCAAAGGCCTTGTCCAGAGCAATATAAGCCGCAGTCAGGCTCGCGTTGCGCTTGGACATGATGTGGTGGGAACCGAACATGCAGCCCAGAGATACCGCACCCAGGGTGACCGCAGGCGCATACACCTTTGCCAGCTTCAGGCCGGTCTGGACGTAGGTGGTCGTAATATCGCTCTTGTAATCCTTCTCGGTGTAGGTCTCGCCCTCGCTCAGCTGGACCGTGCCATCCTCGATCTGCTTCTTGGCCGTGTGGATGCTCTCAACCTGAGCATAGTGCTCGGTCATAATATCCTGCGCCTTGATGGTCGCCTTGCAGGCCAGCACAGTAGCGGTCACGCCGCCAATGGCAGCGCCAACGATCATAATGGTGGGGCTTGCCTTCTTCAGCTTGTAGCCGCACTTGGATGCAGCACGGGTCATCTTTTCCACGATTTCGGTTTTGTCGATCTTTTTCAGGAACTTCATAAATATCAATCCTTTCTTATTGTTCAGCGCAGCGGTACAGGGCGAGGCAGCATCAGGCGATATCCGCCCGGGATGCCCTTGATGAACGCCCCGTCAAGGTTGTACCAGCCGTAATTGTAATCGGTGCTCTCGTTGGAAACGCCCATCAGATCCCACAGGTCGCCCACAGAGACCTGACCATACTGGCGAATCGCATCGTACATCTGGGAAAGCGTGTCGTCTGCATCCGCGCGGAACTCAAAGTCCAGGTTCTGCAAGCTGCGTCCTACGGCCCGGTTCGGATTTCCCTGCCGGTTGCCGGAGCCGCCCTGATAATAGGTGTCGTAGCTGTTCCGCTGGGTGCGGGAGCCGGAGTAGTTGCTCGAAGAGCCGCGGGAGCGGTCCTCGCCGAACAGTGCAATGCTGACCGCCGAGTTGAAAATACTCCACAGGCCGTTCTTCAGCATGGGCAGCAGATAGTCCACCACGATGCGGTTCTTCACGGTCTTGAGGTCCTCGGCCAGAAATTCGTTGGCGATCTTCTGGATATCGTTCTGCTCCTTGAGGGTCACTTTTCCCTTGACGACCTTCTGGAACTTCTTCTGGGGCTCTGAGGCAGGCTGCTGTCCGATGCTGCTCTTCGGCATGTTTACTTGTGCCATGTTGTCATCCTTTCAAAAACAAAAAAAGTAAGAGCCGCAGATTTCTCCACGGCTCTCGCCTTACCTAACATTACTTCTCTTCAGAAGTTTCCTCAACGTCCTCGTCAGGAACGTCCACCTGTGCAGAATCGACATTCTCGATCTTCCAGGGCTTCTGCCAGACGATCTTCTTCTTGGTCTTCGGCTTCTCCTCGTCCTTGTTCTGCTTCTTGGCCTTGTGCTTCCGGTACAGTCCGTATCCCACGGCTGCAACCAGACCCACAGCACCAACAGCGAGACCAATGCCCGAGCCGTTGCTCGAAGTTTCCTCGTCATCGATCATCTGAACATTCTCCTCCGGAACGACCTCAACAGAAGTCTCGTTCTCCATAGTAGTTTCGTTCATGTTCATCATTTCGTCCATTTTTGTTACCTCTTTCTTAAATATAAGTTTATAATGTCGGAGTATTACCTCCATAAAGGAAGCTGAATTTTTCGCGCCGGGTCAAATATCAATAGCCGCCCAGCCACTTCGGGGGCGTGTGATACTCCAGCGTCAGGCAGGGCATTCCATCCTCATCCAGCCGGGATGCATAGAAAATATCAACGTTAAGCCCCGAATCCGTGTCCCAGCCCAGCAGGTCACCGTTGACGCAGTGGTCGATGCCCAGATAGTCGAACAGATCATTCTCGCTCACCCGGAAGTCACTGAGCAGCTGTTTGTTGACCCCATTGACGGCCTTTTCGATCATGGCCTTGGTCGTCCAGAAGTAGGTGTTGGTCAGGCTTTCCCAGCACTTCACCCGCTGGTCGTAGGAAACATCGGTCGTGACAAGGTTCTTTGCAGGCTGGATGGTTGCCGGTTCGGGGCACTTGGCCATCTTTTCCAGTGCAATGGTCTCCCGGATTTCCTGTTCCTTCTCGGGGCCGATGGTCTCCAGCACTTTGTCCTGATAGGTCTTGAGCGCGCTCTCAGAAAGGGTGCACGCCGCGGCCAGTGCAGCATTCCGCCGCTCGTCCACATGGACTGCACCAATGACGCAGCCCGCAGACAGCACCATGCTCAGCGCAGTCGGCACGTACACCGGGCCTGCCGTCTTAACAATGGTCTTCACGTCCAGCTTTTCCACGCCCAGCTCCTGCTTTTTCTCGTCCAGCAGAATCATGGCCTTGGGGGTCGCGGTCACAGCGAAATAGACCGCCGTGATGCTTCCCGTGATGGCCAGACCACCCAGGATCTTGGATGCGTTCTTTCCTGCGCTCCTGCGCACTGCCTTTGCAAATGTTTTCAAGTTCATCTTCGTACCTCCAAAAATTTATAAAAAAGAAAGAGCCTACGATTTCTCGTAAGCTCTCGCCTTTCAGATATGTCCGTGCTGCTTCAAATTCTCGAAGCGAATTTCTGTTTCACGCTGATCATCGCGCTCCAGTTGGATCTGGTAACGGATATACTCGTACAGTCTGGTCGGCTGCTTCTTCAGATAGTGATACAGCCCTGTAAAGCCGTACCCCACTGAACGTGCAACTGCCTTCAGTACGCGTACCATTGCCTTGTCCATCTTTGCGTAATAGTCGTGATCGTACATAAATATCAATCTCCTTTGTTTGTCAGTTTGGATATCTCTTCCATAAGGGAGACTGTATTTTTCGCGTTTACAGGTTCTTTTCTGCAAGCTGGCGCTGAACTTCCTCTCGCACCATGTCCTGCATTTCCTCTTCGCTGCGCTGCTCCTCGATCAGGTCGTGGCCAAAGCTCAGGATCGCGCTTGCAGCCATCATGGCCACGGATGCAACTTTCCACCAATTGATCTTCTTCATATTCATTCTCCTTTTCAAAATTCAAAATGGTTCCCGTCTGGTCGGGTCGTAATCCAGATACTCTTTGATCGGCTCCTGGAATGCTGTCACATAGTACACTTCCAGTCCATCATCCGTTGTCTGCCGGGTATAGTTGAAGTCGATCCAGTAATATTCCCACTCGTTGCTCAGATACTCCGCGCACCAGCCCAGCATATCTCCTTCCGGTGTAAAGTCCAGTCCGGGCAGGAAGGAGTAGAAGTCATTCAGCGAGACTTCTCCATTCAACGCAAAGTTCCGGTTCACGTTGTAGAAGGCATCCATCAGCTCAGCTTCCGTTGCATGAAAATATCTTTTTCCGATAGGGTCATAGCAGAGCAGCTTTTCGGTTGCGGCATTCTTGACTGTCTGATCTTTTTCCGCCATCTCGATGGATTTGGCTGTCTCGAAGATCTCATTTTCCTGTTGGTCACCAATGGTTCGTCGCACCTGCGCCCGGTAGGTCTGATAGGTCTTTCCCAGTGCCATGTACGCCGCGGTCAGGCTCGCGATCTGCTTTTTGTTCAGCGCGTTTGAGCCCAGGATGCAGGCAATGGTACCGCCGCCAAGAATCGCAGCCGGAACGTAAGCTTTCCAGCACATCAGAACAATTTGTTTCTTTGTCGGAGGCTCTTCTGTCACTCCAAACTCGTTTTCGTTGAATTTTGTCAGCTCCTTGTCAACTTCAAGTATGTGCTGCGCCTTCGTGGTTGCCCGCCCGGTTTCAATGGCCGTTGCCACAACGCCTACAGATGCCGCCACTGCCAGAATGGTTCCGCCGTGTTTGCGCAGGAATTTCGCGCATGTTTTCGTCAATTTCATTGTTCAACCTCCCATCACAAAATGATTTAGCCATAGAGAAGCTCGTAAAGCTGATTGGATGCGCTCAGATAGTTTTCGTAAATATCTGCGTCCGCACACATGCTCATGTAGTCCTCCGCGTTTTCCACCTTGGAATAGATCTGCTCAAGGTTTTCTTTGAGCGCCTGAAGTTCGCTCTTCGTTGCCGGGTCCGTGCAGCGCTGAATGATGTCATCCACTCTTTTCATGATGTTTAACCTCCATTTTGAAAAAATAAAAGAGCCTACGATTTCTCGTAAGCTCTCATGGTCAGTTCTTATATTTGGTATAACTTGCCATGAGGAAGTCCACGTACTTAGCAAATACGGGTTTGAAAGTATACCTTGCAATATAAGAAAGTCCGTCTGCACCAATGTAGTTTCCTCTATCATAGAGTCTACTCCATGCCAGGCAGTATCCGTTCAGTCCTCCATATACAAACAGCATAAATCCAATCATTCCCATAATACCAATTTTCAATGCTTTCTTCATAATTGTTCAACCTCCAAAATATAATTCTGAGACTAACCATCTCATAAAGCGCACTGAATTTTTCGCGTCAGATCACATCAGCCTTCTTGAGAATATCCATCAGCTGCGCCTTGGTCATCTCTGCGTCCACCACCAGATGGATCTTCAACTTCTGCTCTTTTTCGCTCCAGTTCGCCTGAACCTCGCCCAGCTGTACCTCTGTACCGGGTAACTGCTTTTTCAGTATCTTATTGATGACCTGCGAGATGATGCGGCGCAGAAAGCTCGACCTGATCAGCATAATGTCCTCCATAATCGTTCAACCTCCAAAAATAAAAATGAAAAAAGAGAATGGGCCTCGAACCCATAACCTCCACAATGAAGTGGCACTCTACCATTTGAGCTATCTCCTCCATAAGGGATCATGAATTTTTCGCGGTCTGATAAAAAGATAAGAGGGCGTGATCTTTCAGATTTCGTCCTCTTCCAGATTGCTCTCTTCGTCTTTTGTATCAACCCAATTGTTCAGTTTGCTCATCTGATAATACGCCCATCCGCACAATGCCAAGCTAATGCTTGCACATACGGTGCAGTATTTGAAATAAGCCCCGTAAGTAATAGGTTTGTTCATAAAGTTCTTAATAGCTTTCATCATAGTAATTTCTCCTTTCAATGTAAGCCCTCTTACCTCCATAAAGGAAGCTGAAATTTTCGCGCCGAAAAGAAAGAGCCCATGCTTTCGCATAAGCCCTTCTCCGGGACGGCCCAACTCAAGTTGTGTTCAACCGGTCTATCGTAAAATATCAGTCTTTCGACGGCCGGAATGCCCGACACAACAGCCATACAATAACGGTTACAATCGCCATTGCAATTGCTGTCATGATCATCTGCCCAACCGTAATCGAATAATTCCAAATTTTCTTAAAAATAGATTCGTTCATATTACATTCTCCTTTTCTTGGGCCTTTGTCCCATAAAGCACGGAGAATTTTTCGCGCCTAGATCAAACTCCGGTCAAACACGGTCTCCCAGCGTTCTTTCTTGAGGGGTTTCATACGCAGTGCCCACATGATCTGCCGTACGGTCACAGTCGGGTACTCGCCCTTTGCGTTTTTCTTCTTGGCGTGGCTGTCAAAATACTGCCGGAACCCTTCATGCAGGTAGATCTTGTCGGTCAGCCAGGGGTCAATGGCGCTCCAGTAAGTAGCCTTGGTTTTCTCGTTGTACCGCTGCTGGATCACGCACAGGCCTTTTCCCTGTTCCCGATAGAGCGTGCAGACACGGTACACCGGGTGATTGCATCGGTAAACGCTCCCGTAGTAGCTCGTCCACTCTTTTGGCGGTATGTCGTGATATCTCATAAAAAATAAAGAGAGCCCGCAGCTTTCGCCACGAACCCTCTCGGTTCCTCCTTTACTTTCTGTCCGTAAAGCCTCTCTTGATCTCATGGAGACCATCGTTCATTGCTCTGGAAAGCGGCGCTACACCGCCAGCCTCGCAGATCGACCAGTATACCGTCGTACCAATCGTTCCCAGAAACGTCAGGCAGCTGATGCCAAACTTCGCCCACTCAATGCGCCGTGCCTTTGCAGCCTTCTCCTGATCGTTGATGACCTCCTGGCCCTTCCGCCGTTCCTCATCCTCTTTCAGGTTCTGGTTGCTCTCCTGCTCATCGCTCTTGAGCTGCATGTCGTACAGCTGCAATGCCATCTTTGCCGTGTTCGTGTACTCTTCCGTACCCGGTTTCAAGTCCTTGAGACTCTCCAGCGATTGCTTTGCCGCTTCCTTCAGCAATTCTTTGTTTTCGTAGTTTTCCATTTTGATTTTCTCCTTTACAAAGTAATTAGAGTTTCCTCCATTAAGCACCATGTTTTTCTCGCGTCAGGTCCAGTTTGTGCACCCGCAGCATGATGTACTTGTCGCCTTCAAAATTCTTCACTTCCTCATCCAGGCTCAGGCTCAGATAGGGCCAGTCGGGGGAATCTTCCTCGCCGATCAGCAGCTCCCCCACTTCGTAAATATCACGGTAATGGAACCAGCGGTAGAGCGCCATCCCGAAGAGCAGCCCCAGAACGATGGCAACGAATAGCACAGCATAGTAGATGTACAGCATTTTGAAAATCTCCTTTTAATAATGTAGTGGATAAAACGGTCTTCTGCGTGATGCAAAAATAAAAGAGCCTACGATTTCTCGTAAGCTCTCTATGCCTTAGATGTCGTTGCGAATCAGAAACAGGTCATTTCTGCTTCGAGTTGCTCTCACAATTCCGTTCGCACGAAGCAACGCGATCGCATTGGCATAAGCCGAACGTGCATTCCTAGCATTCTTGTACTCGTCCGTATTCACGAACATCACTTTCTGATTGCTTTCGATAAACACGCGAACCTTGTCCATTGCGTTCACATAGCCTCTGTCGTAATTTGTTTTTACTCGGTAGCCCATAGTTTCAATCTCCTTTATTCATATTCGGAAGACATCCTTCCATAAAGCACAGGGAAAATTTCGCGTTGCTTCGTTACGGCCTATTCTAAAATAGAAAAAAGAAAAGAGCGCATGTTTCCATACGCCCGTTTTCCGGTCAGAATCCATCAGCGGATACCACACCGAACATCGTTCAGCATGAGGAGTTCTTCGCCCTCATTCCAGCCTGCATACTTGTCGTTATACGACTCGTTAAATGCGGCCATAATAGAGTTCATCATTTCCTCAAAGCCCTTCACAATATTCTTCAGCATAGTAAATACCTCCTAAAATTGTTTATTTCTTTCCATAATAGAAGGTGAAATTTTCGCGTCTGTGCGTAATAAAGACAAAAAGGAAAGAGCTTGCGCTCAATCCTCCTTGAAAACGTATTTCCTGGTCAGCTTGATTGTCGCCATTGCAGTCATAGCAAACAGGATCATGCAGCCGATGAATGCCGGTGCAGCATTGCAGAATGCGTCCACCATGCTCTGAGTATCAAGCCATGCTCTGCCAAACGCAGCCATTTCGCTTGTATTCTCGAAAACATAGTTGTGGCCCATTCCGGTCTGCATAAACACCAGAATCCATACAACTTCTTCCTTTGCCATTTCGATGCAATTCATCATAATTTCAAACATAATAAATCCTCCATTTTGAAATGTTGTTTTCTTCCATAATAGAGGTTGCATTTTTCGCGTCTGTGCAAAAAATAAGAGCCTGTGATTTCTCACAAGCTCCATTTTGATCAGTGTTTCTTCTTTGTTCTGCTTTTCACCTCGTTTGTCTTTGCTCCGATCAGCTTTGCCAGTCTGACCAGAATCACAACGATCAAGATCCAGATAATCAAGTTAAACATATCAACATACCACCTTTCATAAAGGCGGCTGAATTTTTCGCGTCCAGATAAAAAGAAAGAGCCGCAGATTTCTCCACGGCTCTCGCCTTTAGTAAACGATGTAGTTCGTCGGTTTGGTTACATGCTCGATGATTCCTGCTTTCTTCAGCAGCTCAAAGTCTCGTGCAATGCCGCCCAGATCATAGTTTTCGAGCCTGAGCTGATACTCGCATTTCTTATGATCCTTATCACCACAGCTTCCCAGCTTGTCTACCAGTGAATCAATGATTCGACTGTCAACATCGCAGTTTCTGCGGATGACTTCTCTCATAAGATCGCGACGATCAGTCATATCGTCAACACCCTTCACGTCAATGTACATAATAGTCTTTTTTGCCTTAAACATAGTAAAATCTCCTTTACATAATCAAATTTTCGTGAACTTTCGTCCATAAAGGAGGCTGTATTTTTCGCGTCATGCCCGCTCCCGGCTGAGGATCCAGAAGAATTTGCGATAGTTGTTGTAGTAAGTATCCTTGCAGCATGGGCACCCCTTGATCCGGAGGGCTTCATAGGAATGTCCTTCTGTCACGCCGCGCAGAATATAAGGTGCGATTGCTGGTTCCAGTTCGCCCAGGCAGTGCTCCAGCAGATCGACCCTACTCGAATAGAATGCTCGTGCCATCGCCATTTGCTCTGTCGGGTTCGAGGGTGTTGCATTGACGATTGCTCCCGTGCCTTCCGGAAACGCTTTCCATCCGTCGATGCGTACCAATGCGCGCTTCCATTCGTCGTATTGTCGGCAAAAATGTTTCAGTTCGTAATACCGATGCTTTGAAATATAATAAGGATTCTTTTTCGATAGCTCCGCCCGTTCGCCCCGCATGATTTCGTTACAGTTTTTCATAAAGTAGACTCCTTTGCACTATTTCTCAGCCCACGCTGAGTTCAAAGGAATACTACTGGAAAAAACTGTCGTCTGCGTCCTGTTTTATTTTATTCTGGGTGAAGCGTTGCCCATTTTGAAGTCTATCGTTTAATCTAGAATAGAATTCATAAAAGAAAAAGCCCGGAAAATCCGAGCTTTTCAGCGTTATCTCATGTTTTTCAGAGGACTGTGCCTGCGGTACAGCTCTGCCAGATCCTCCTGTGTCAGGTCAAGATAAGCCTGTTCTGTCACGGTCACGCTGCTGTGCCCCAGAATCCGGCTCAGGGTGTAAATATCTCCGCCATTCATCAGGAACCGTTTTGCAAAGTTGTTCCGGAACACATGCGGATGAACGTTCTTCAAACCAACTCTCTTAGCGTACTTTCGGACGTTGGCTTCAAAATTATTTGCCTGTAGTGGCTTCCCCTTGTTTGTACAAAATAAAAAGTCGCTGTCACGGTAGCGGTCTTTGTACTTGATCCACTTCCGAATCTGCCCTGCCATCTTCTCTGAAAAGAATACCGACCTGCCTCGTTTTCCTTTCGTGTTTTTCGCAGGTAGCCAGATGAACCGTTTTACCAAATTCAGGTCATTGACTTTGATCATCAGACATTCGCTGATTCTCATACCGGTGTCCAGAAGCAGCTGAACAATCACAAAGTCCCTGTACTCACTAAATTTGGAAATATCCAGCGCTCTCAACAGCCGTTTGAAGTCGTCATCTGAGATAAATTCCAGCGGCTTGTGATCTGTCTTCGTAAAGTCGCCACGCTTGATCGGCGATTTCCGAAGAATATCCTCATCGACGCACCAGTTAAAAAACACTCTGAGATTCCGCAGGTAGTTGTTAATCGTCACATCTGAGACTTGTTTTCCGTAGTCCGGACGGTTTTCCGGATAATTTCTGGCATCCTGATTCGTCACAGCGGTATACTTTCCCCGCCTCCGAATCTCCTGAATGTATCCCTGAATCGTCAGATGCGTAACATTTTCCGTGCGCTCAATTCCATTTTTGTACAAATGTTGCATGAACATTCTCAACGTCTGCTCGTAGCTTCCAATCGTCTTCATGCTCAGTCCCTTTAACTCGCACGCCTCCAAAAACATTTCTACATCTTTTTCCACCATAAAAACCTCCGGAATCCATTCGGCTCCACACCCAATAAATTCCGGAGATTTATTGCCCTATCAACAATCAATTTATCGCTATGGAATCCATAATTCTATAATTCCATAGCGATAAACATTTTTCAGCCTCCCAGAATTACCAGCTTTGCGCACAAAATATCACGTCGGCGCGTACATCCATCACACTGCCCTCTGCCGTTTATCCAGCCGCATTTTGTCAGCGATCATCGCGATGAATTCGCTGTTGGTGGGCTTGCCCCGCAGGTTGTGGATGGTATA